TAATATTTGGGATGCAATGTTGTATAACATCTACTACTGCCTGTCCGCTCATCACAGCGTCTGGAATTTTTAACATTAGTTCGTCTTTGGCAGTCATTGAATAAACTGGAATATCACCAGTCTCAGACGGCACTATGCTACCAGCTGGCCAAAACTCTCCGCCGCTAGGCAACCGAATATAAATTTTTGGCTGGCGCATAAATCCAACAAGTGGATTTGATTGATTTGACGGTGTAGAAGGAACCATTTGTGTCTCCGATAAATAAACATTGTGGAATAGATGACTTATTTATCTACGCAGATAACCCCGAATATACAATGGCAGACGTCACCGGATCGATTGGTAATGACTATGTAGAGTTAAACAACGCAGCTACAGAAGCAACCTTACGGTTAATTCTCCAGGCTACGTTATCAACTACTAAAGCACAAAAAGATGCAATCAAAGAATTAGCAACTAAGGCCGGGTTAGATCCAGCGGCAGTTGCTGCAATGAATACAAATGTAAAGCAATCGACTAGTGTATTCAGTAAGTTAGCAACAGCTGGTACAGAAACTGCAATTAAGATCAGAGTACTAGATGGTAGTATTAGCCCGCTGATTAAAAGTTTAACAGACGGTACTGCACAAGTAAGCAACGTTTTTAGTGCATTTGAACAGCTGCCTGGAATATTAGGTGTAGTAGCTACCGGTCTAAGACGCCTTGCTGAGTTCCAAGAAAAGAACTTGTCAATGTATCAGGATATTACTTCTGCAGGAGTAAATTTTGGCGGAAGTTTGACTCAGATGCGTCAAGCAGCACTTAACACTTATTTGACATTAGATCAATTTCAAAATCTAATGAAGACTAATAGTGATACATTTGCAAGAATGGGTGGTACTACAAATGACGGAGCTAAGGCATTTGTAGCATTGTCTAATACGTTAAACAAGAGTCAGTTAGGTAATGATCTGCGAAACTTGGGTTATACTACCGAACAAGTCAATCAAGGAATGGCAAACTACATTTCGATGACTGGTGGTCGCAGTAAAGCAGAGCTACAAAATTCAGCTGCAATTATTAAAAGTTCTGGAGAATACTTAACTCAGTTAGATATGCTAGCTGAAATAACTGGAAAAAGTAGAACAGAAGCTGAAAACGAATTAAAAGAAAAAGCCAAGAACTCTGCATGGGAAGCTAAACTAGCAGGCATGAGTGAGGAAGAAAAGAAAAAAGCAATTGCGGGCCTAGCAAATGCATTAGCAGTGGGCGGTAAAGGTGCAGCAGATGCTTTCCAATCTAAAGTTATGGGCGTTCCTCCTATAACAAAAGAAGCTCAAGCATTTACTGCTACTATGGGAAAGACTAACGAGTCTGTGATGCGATCTGCAAAGAACGTTACAGATAGTACAAAGACAGTACAAGATCAAAATAAAGAGTTAGTAAAAGGAATACGAGCAAACGAGCAAGATGTCAAGAAATTCCCGTTAGCAATGCAATACGCTATGGGTGCAATGGGCAGTGAGACTGCAAAACAAATTCAGGAAAGCCAAGGTCGAGCCAACAGATCTGCAAAGCAAGACGATGAATCATATGCTAGAGCATTAGATACTGAAGCAAAGAAGAAAGAACTTGCAGCAAGCGAAGCTGCCCGAGCAGTAGCTTCTCAAAAATCAATGCAAGAATTTGGACAAGCAATTAACAATTTACTCGGTCCTATTGTATCATTATTAACTCCTGTTGTTAATGGGTTAGCAACAGCACTGTCTAAAGTAGTTAAAGGATTTGATACATTAACTTTTGGATTTGGTGGATTAGCAATTGCATTAGGTGCAGCCGTCCTTGCTATTAAGCAATTTACCGCTGCCAAGACAGCTGAAGCTCTAAAAGATGCTGCCGGAGGAGCAGGCGGTGGCGGGGGCAGAAAAGGAGCAGGTAGTCTTGTTAAAAAGCTAGGACTTGCAGGTACTGTACTAGGCGGACTAATGTTAGCTGGTGAATTAAGCAATGTATCTGAACAAGAAAAAGCAGGATCTATATCTAAAGAAGAAGCATCAAAACAGAGAGGCGGCGCAGTTGGAGAAACCGCAGGCGGACTAGCCGGTGCAGTTGCAGGTGCAGCAGCTGGAGCAATGTTTGGACCAATTGGTGCGTTAATTGGTGGCTTAATTGGTGGCTACGGTGGAGGAACTGCCGGAAGAATGGGCGGTGAAGCAATTGCGGGCCCGCAAAAGATGGCCAGTGGCGGCGTTGTTACACAACCAACAATAGTCGAAGCAGGTGAAGCAGGATCTGAAGCTATTATACCATTGTATCATTTAGAAAGTTTAAAGACTGAGCTACAGACATTAAATAAACAAACAGCGGATGTAATAACGTACTTGAAAGAGACAGCAGAGTTTAGTAGAAGAAACTACGATGCTACAAGATCTTTGAGCGGGGACTTATTCAAATTTTAAATTATGGCATGGAAAAAATACTTCACTTTAGTTGATACTTCAGGACAATTAAGTCCTGTAAGCGGGTCTGTTAATGCAGATAGCCGAGCTAATCCCACACATCGAAATTATTCTAGTTACCTTCCAGATGTCTATTCAGGTCATCCTAACCGATTAGAACGTTACGGGCAGTACGACACTATGGATGCAGACAGTGAAGTAAATGCCGCACTTGACATATTGGCTGAATTTTGCAGTCAGACTAATGACGAAAATGGGACCCCGTTTCGGATATTTTTTAAAGAACAAGCAACTTCTACCGAAGTAAAAATTATTAAAAAGTTCATGCAACAATGGACTAAACTTAATAAATTTGACAAACGAATTTTCAAAGTTGTACGCAATGTATTCAAATATGGTGACGTATTTTTCGTTCGTGACCCCGAAACACAATCATGGATGTACGTAGATCCGCAAAAAGTTGATAGAATTATTGTTAATGAAAGCGAAGGAAAGAAACCTGAGCAATATGTCATTCGTGATTTTAATCCTAATTTAGAAACACTTGCAACTACTGCTATTAGTCCTAGTAATGTTACAGGTGGCGGAAGTCAATATGCCAGTAGTTACGCTGCTGGCCAAGGCGGTGCAGGCGGATCAAGAGGAATGACTGGCGCATTTCCTACAAATTTAAACGGAAATAGATTTTCTAAAACAGAAAATCAATACAATATCGATGCAAGACACGTTATTCATATTAGCCTAAGTGAAGGATTAGACAATAATTTTCCGTTCGGAACTAGTTTATTAGAGTCTATCTTTAAAGTATATAAGCAAAAAGAATTGCTAGAAGATGCTATCATTATCTATCGTATTCAACGTGCGCCAGAACGTCGTGTATTCTATATTGACGTAGGTAACATGCCAAGTCACTTGGCAATGGGTTTTGTCGAACGTGTTAAAAACGAAGTTAATCAACGCCGTATTCCAAGTGTAACGGGCGGTGGTCAAACAGTAATCGATGCTGGATACAATCCGTTAAGCATCAATGAAGATTACTTTTTTCCACAAACAGCAGAAGGCCGTGGCAGTAAAGTTGAAGTCTTACCAGGCGGTACTAACCTAGGAGAAATTGATGATCTTAGATATTTTACTAATAAGTTGTTTAGGGCTTTACGCATACCTAGCAGTTATCTTCCGACCGGCGCTGACGACGGAGGATCTAGCTTCAATGATGGTCGAGTTGGAACAGCCTACATCCAAGAATTGCGATTCAACAAATACTGCGAGCGACTACAAAGTCTAATGAATGAGCACTTTGATACAGAATTTAAATTGTATCTACACAATAAAGGCATTAACGTTGATAGCAATATTTTCGATGTTAAATTTAATCCTCCGCAGAACTTTGCAGCATATCGTCAGACTGAAATGGACACTGCAAGAGTAGGAACATACGGCGCAGTTGCTGCAATTCCTCATTTAAGTAAGCGATTTGCATTGAAACGTTTCTTAGGCTTAACAGCAGAAGAAATGGCAGAAAACGAAAATATGTGGAAAGAAGAAAATATAGATGCCGATACTGAGCTGCCTGCTACTGCTGAACTACGCAGTGTAGGTATTACAGCAAACGGAATGGGAGCAGACCTTAGTGCAATATCGGGTGCAACTTCTGCACCGTTACCGGGTGAAGAAGGTAGTGCTGAAGCACAACCAAGCGCAACTCCGCCTCCAGCATAAATACTACTATGTTTTTAAGAGAATTTATTTATTTTGATAAGAATCAAGCTGAAATGGCTGACGACAATCGATATAACTCGCACAATGATACTAGCGTTTTAAAATCTGGCGACACTAGAAAAACTCGATTAACTCTCCGAATGTTAAATGATTTGCGCAAAGCAGGTGATGCACGAGAGTTAGAACAAAAAGAAGAATTGGCATTAGTTCGAAAAATGTACGCTGCTCCTCCCCCTGATGCCGCAGCAGTATAATAACTCATAATTTAAATTTATTATAAAAAGTTTAAATATTTTTAACACATTTGCAAAAAATCTTTCTGATTTTGTTCGAAATAGCCTATTTTAGGCCTATTTCGTATGCCTATCTACAATCTCATGTAAATAACAACACAAAGCCTTGCCGCTAAACTAATATAGGAGATAACCGCATGTCTAAGTTTGAACAACTATTAGACTTAATCGTCAATGAAGAAATGGATAAAGCTAACGAGCTATTCCATGAAATCGTTGTTGAGAAGTCAAGAGATATCTATGAGAATTTAATTGCTGAAGAAGCAGAAGCTGACGTTGAAGAAGCAGTCGATGACGATATGGACGAGTCCGCCGACGACGATGTCGAAGAAAGTATGGACGATGATGTTGAAGAAGCAGTCGATGACGATATGGACGAGTCCGTTGATCTAGAAGATTCTTACAGCATGGAAGCTGACGACGAAGAAGGTATGCCAGGAGAAGAAGAAACTGGTGACTTCGGAGCAGAAGTTGGCGCAGCCGACGACGAAATGGACGGAGCCGAAGGTGGCGAAGAAAGTGCAATTTTTGACATCAAGAATGCAATCGCTGACCTAGAAGCTGCATTTGCTGAACTTGAAGCATCTCAAGGTGGCGACATGGGTGGCGACGAGTTTGATGACGAAGGTGGAATGGATGACATGGGCGGCGAAGAAGAGCCTATGAAAATGGGTTTCCAAGAAGGTCGTCGTATGACACGTGAATATACCGAAACAGTTGGAACAAACTGGGACAAAGGTAGCACACAAAAAACTCAAGGACAATATATCGGTTCTGGTTCTGGTGATAAAGAAGGCGCACCTGTAGAAGGTCGTAGCCCAATTAGCAGTGGTTCTGGTAAGCCAACAAGTGGTGCATCTGCAAAGAATCTTGCACAAAGCCACACAGAAGGCGGAACTGACAAAGGTACAAGTCCGGGTAAAGTTAACAAAGGGATTAACCCAGAAAGCAGCGAAAAATTTGCAGCCGGAATTCACAATGTTGAAGGCAAAAAGTCTGGTGTTAAGACACTAGGTAAAGTTGCCGGTGGCCATGGCGCTGAGAAGAAAGGTGCAGGTCCTGGACCAGTTGGTTCCGGTACAGGCGACAAAGCTGGTCAAACTAGTATCGCTAACATCCCTCAGTTCTTGAAGAAGCTATAATTAGAGAATCTGGATGAAACATTCTTATCTAAGAGAACACCTAAGTTTTGATCAGTCCGGCATCATTCTTGAGTCGGACGACAAGGATGGCAAGAACCTTCATTTGAAGGGTATTGCTATTCAAGGTGGCATTCGCAATGCTAATCAACGAGTCTATCCTGTAGATGAAATTGAACGTGCTGTGAAAACACTTAACGATCAGATTCAGAACGGTTATTCTGTTTTAGGTGAAGTTGATCACCCAGATGACCTTAAAGTAAATTTGGACCGTGTCAGTCACATGATTACAAACATGTGGATGGAAGGTCCTAACGGTTATGGTAAGTTTAAAATCTTGCCAACACCAATGGGCAACTTAATTCGTACAATGCTCGAAGCCGGTGTGAAACTTGGCGTAAGCTCACGTGGCAGCGGAAACGTTGACGAGATGAGCGGTAAAGTTTCCGACTTTGAAATCATTACCGTTGATATAGTTGCACAACCAAGCGCACCTGGAGCTTACCCTACACCTGTTTACGAACATTTAATGAATGCTCGTGGTGGAATGAAAGCATTTAAAGTTGCACAAGAAGTAAAAGAAGATCCAAAGGCCCAGAAATATTTGCAGGAGTCTCTCTTGCAAATTATTAAAGGTCTAAAATAAGCCCGAGGAGAAATAAATGTTGGACGCATTCAAACAATTAGTAGAGTCAGGAGTTATGTCAGAAGACGTTAAGTCTGCTGTCGAAGCTGCCTTCACTCAAAAGATTCAAGAGAATCGCGACCAAGTTACCGCTCAACTTCGAGAAGAATTTGCACAGAAGTACAATCATGACAAGAGTGTTATGGTTGAAGCAATCGACAAGATGTTAAGCGACAGATTGGCCGCAGAAATGGCCGAGTTGTACAATGATAAGAAGGCACTAGCCGAAGCAAAGACACAATACCAACAACGTATTGCTGGCGACGCTAAGAAGTTAGAAGGTTTTGTTATTACTCAACTAGGCAAAGAATTAGTCGAATTTCAAGGAGACCGTAAGAAAGTTTCTGAGAACTTTGGAAAGTTAGAGCAGTTTGTAGTACATGCTCTTGCAAAAGAAATCAGTGAATTTGCATCAGACAAGAAGGATCTAGCTGAAACGAAAGTTAAGTTAGTTCGTGAAGCTAAGAGCAAGTTTGATGAAATTAAACAAACGTTCATTAAACGTTCCGCAAAAGTTGTTGAAGCAACTGTTACTAAGAAACTAACAACTGAAATTCATCAGTTAAAAGAAGATATTGACAGCGCTCGCAACAATGACTTTGGTCGTCGTTTGTATGAAGCATTTGCACAAGAATATTCTGGTTCCTTCCTAAACGAAAAATCTGAAACAAGTAAATTGTTAAAGATCATCGCTAAGAAAGATCAAGAACTAGCAGAAGCAAATCAAGTCGTATCGGAAAAAGCAAATCTAGTAGAATCTGCACAACGCGAAATTCGTGTTACTAAAGATCTAATGGAACGCAAGAACGTTATGGCAGAATTGCTATCACCACTAGCTGGTGAAAAGAGAGTAGTAATGCAAGACCTTTTAGAGTCAATTCAGACTCCAAAGTTGCATTCTGCATTTGAGAAATACCTACCCGCAGTAATGGACGGTGCTAAGCCTGTAGCTAAAAAAGCTATGTTGGCCGAAGGAACATCTGTTACTGGAAATCGTGAAAGCAAGCCAGAGGTAGGCTTAGACAATATTGTAGACATCCGCAAGTTAGCGGGTCTTACAAAATAATTCAAGGAGACATAAATGTCACAACTATTAAACGAAAGATGGTCAGAGACCAAAGAAGCTCTGCTTGAAGGCCTATCCGGTACCCGTAAGTCTTCTATGGCAGTTTGCCTAGAAAATACACGCCGCCACTTGGCTGAAAGCGCAACCGCTGGTGCTACAAGTGCTGGTAATATCGCAACACTTAACCGTGTTATCCTTCCAGTAATTCGTCGTGTTATGCCGACAGTTATTGCTAACGAAATCATTGGCGTTCAGCCAATGACTGGACCTGTTGCACAGATCCACACTCTAAGAGTTCGTTATGCTGACGGTGTTGCATCTGGAGATGTTGTAACAGCAGGTGAAGAAGCTCTAAGCCCATTCAAGATTGCTGCTGCTTACTCTGGTAACAACAGTGCTACAGCTGGTGCAGCTACTACAGCGGCGCTAGAAGGACAGCCAGGTAAGCGTATGAGCATTCAAATCTTGAAGACTCCAGTCGAAGCTAAGTCTCGTAAACTAAGCGCTCGTTGGACATTCGAGGCTGCACAAGATGCACAAGCCCAACAAGGTATTGACATCGAAGCAGAAATCATGGCTGCTCTAGCACAAGAAATCACAGCTGAAATCGACCAAGAAATCCTAGCTTCCCTACGTAGCTTGGCATCTGTTGAAGAAACATATGACCAATCTTTAGTTAGCGGTACTGCTACATTCGTTGGTGACGAACACGCTGCTTTGGCTATCCAAATCAACCGCGTAAGCAACTTGATTGCTCAACGCACACGTCGTGGCGCAGGTAACTGGGCTGTTGTTTCTAACCAGGCTCTAACGATCCTTCAGTCTGCAACAACTTCTGCTTTTGCTCGTACTACAGAAGGTACATTCGAAGCTCCAACAAACACTAAGTTCGTTGGTACATTGAACGGTGCAATGCGTATCTATGTTGATGCATACATGAGCGACACAAACGACAACAACCAAATCCTTATTGGATACAAAGGTACTAGCGAAGCAGATGCTGCTGCGTTCTATTGCCCATACATTCCTCTAATGAGCTCTGGTGTTGTTCTTGACCCAGCAACATTCGAGCCAGTAGTTGGCTTCTTGACACGCTACGGCTATGTCGAGTTGAACAACACTGCTTCGTCTCTAG